AAGTAGAAGAGGGTGGCGAAATCCTTACTTGTACTTCAACCAATACTTACGGCGATTCAACAACCACTTACACGCTTGACACGACTGACACGTACCAAGCATCTCAGCTGATCAATGCTGCTGACATCGCTCGCCATTGCCAAGAGAACTCTCGCTATGTGCTTGAGTCGGTAATGCGTTTGATGGATGTACTTGACCGCAAGGTTGCTTCTGCTGCCGCTGTTCAGGCTGTTGCCGACATCGGAAGTTGGGGTACTGAGGTGTCAGGGTACTACACTGTAAGCGGTGACTGCTTGCGCGTTGCTACTCGTCAGAGTGGTGGTCAGGCATTGAACGAGTTCGCTTTGGCTGACATCCTTCAGGCTACGCGCATGGCTAACTATCCGGGTGCGCCTGTGGTATTTGGCGGTGCTGAGATGCAGCGTTATGCTAACGCGGTGCAGGCTGGTTGCTGCACTCAGTTCGGCATCGACTTGTTGGCGATTAGCCAGCAGAACGGTTTCGGATTCGCTTACGATTCTCGCGTTGCAGCGGCTCAAGGTTCGCAGCTTAAGAACTTGGTAACTACTGCCGGAGCAATCCAGTGGTTATCATTTAATCTTGCTGATTGGAATCAGGGCATCACGCCTGTGGCTGGTTCAAACTACTCTAAGACCTTGGTGTTCACACCAGCTGGAGTTCCAGTAGATTTGACCATGAAGGATGATTGCGGTAACTTGTCAATCGTGTTGACTACAACTGGAAAGATTGTAACTCTTCCGACTGACATTTACGAAGCATCTGACAAGTATGCTGGCGTTAACTACGTTAACTGCGTTGAAATCGCAAACCCGTAATCGGGTTAATGAGCCTGCTATCCCAAGCGGATGAGGACTTGTTAACCCAAAGCGGATTAGATAATCTAACCACGCAATAAGAGGGGGGCTTCGTGCCCTCCTTTTTTTATATCTTTGTAAAAACTAAAGAGATGTGCATTGAATCACTACTCGGATTAAGAGGCTGCGAATCACCAGAGCCATCGACTGGGCTCTACATCGATGACCTCGGCATTAACCAAACCTTTCTCGGGCAACTAATCACGGACCAATACCGCAATGGTGTTGAGCTGTTCGAAGATAAACGAGCCTTCGCATGGCGCAAACTATCATCCGATGTGCTGACTAAACTCAGCCCAATGATGAAGAGCGACACGATCATCGAGAGTAAGCGCGTTGGGCAAGTTTTGTCCAATTATGCCAACGTGCAGACCGCGCTCGGTGCTGGCAACTATGGCGGCATCAGGTTAAAGATTGACCCGAACACGGTTACCTATCTCAACTTTTACCTGGCAGATATTAACCTTGCAATCGACTCGGCGAATGTGAACGTGCCGGTGCTTATCTTCGATATGACCACTGGCAAGTTGATTGAAACCATTACCTATGCCGAGGGCGCGCTCGATCAGTTCATCGGTAAGACATTCACCTCGGCAAAGCGCAAGATGGACATCGCCATCGTATATGAGTCGGATGTCAATACGGTTAAGTTCACGCCAAAGAGAGGCACTTGCACAAGTTGCGGGGGCGGGATTAAGGAATCGCATATCTGCCCATTCGTGGATGCGATAGGCATCGAGCTCACAACAGATGGCACGAACGTGCTGACAAGCAAATCGAGTAAGTACACCACAGGCATGAGCCTCACCTATAATGTGAACTGCGATCGCCAAGGATGGCTGTGCTCGGTAGGTGGCACGATGGCATTAGCGTTAGCCTATGCCACAGCGGTTGAGATTTACAACTATGCGCTAACGATTAGCCCGAATCAGCGAGTGAATACAACGGTAATTGTTAATCGGGGTTCGAAGCCCTTTGCCACTGCCGATGCTTTCGAGGGTATTGTTGCAGCTCGCGACATCGCAGCAACAAGGTACAGCGAAGACCTCGGCGCTACGTTGCAGAACATGCGCCTGCCTGACGATACGCATTGCTGGGATTGCAAGCGCAATATGAAGTACGTTACAGCCCTGCCATAACATGCCGACACCCGCTGAAATTCAAAAGAATCTTGATGCGCTTTATGAGGGGTGGACATCCAAGTTCACAGCTTTGTATGGTCCTGTTCGTGAATTGAAGCGCATCATGTTTAAGCGCATATTCGGCACTGGCTCGAGCGGAGGCACGAACACGGCGGGCGAGAAATTGCCAACTGTGCCATATAGCACTAAGCCGATATATGTCAGCCCTCGAGCGTTGGCATCGGCACCAAGCAAGTACAAGGTTGGCAAACGTGGTGAGCCGATTAAGTCGCTTTACTTTCCCGGCGGTTATGCCGAGCTAAAGAAAGGCACTTCGAGAAAGTTGCCTTTGGAGTTAACCGGAAGATTGAAAGGCGGCTTCCTTTCGTCCGATGTATTGACCGAAGGATTGGAGGCAGCGATAACAGTACCCGCATCCGAGGAGGGCAAGATTGATGGCTTAGAGGCGAAATACGGCACTATCTTTTTGCCGACACCTGAAGAGCAAGCCGAGATGCTTGAAGACCATGCAGCCGAGCTTGTGCAACAAATCATTAACGCAATGAATAAATGAATATACTTTCTACCATTCTCGACAGGCTAAACCAGCGCATTGAGGTCGGCAATATCTTCGATAAGATTTACGGCCTTAGCGAGCTTGTAGGCGAGGGCAATGATAAGGCGTGGGCGTTCTACATCGGCAACGGCCAAGCGATTCCTGTAACCGATTACGATGCGAAACAGGGCACGCTCTTTTGGGCGAAGCGTGGCAAGATTAACGTAACCAAAAACGATTCGCTAAAGCTGGCAGGCTGCCGCTCAATCTATGAGACACGCTTCAGCATGACAGCATACGCAATGGTGCGAAAAAGCCACCTACCTTGCGACTCAGCCGATGCACAGGATTGGGTGGCTTCGCGGGTGCTTCGTTTAATTAGCGGCACAGACCCGCAGTTTAAGACTGCCATCGGGGCAATCGCTTATGAAGTAGTGCCAAGCGGGTACGCGAATGAGATTAAATACTTGCCAGTAAACTATGAGTGGGCAGCGGTTGCAATTGATGTGGATGTGAATGTCAGCACCTCATCTGAGGACGGCTGCTATGACACTTGCCAAACTGGAGACATTCCCCTGCCGGATTTCGAACCATGCGAGCCTTGCCTTACATCAGTGGCTGTGGATGGCGTTACAATCACAGGCAACGGCACACCAGCTGATCCGCTTGTGGCAATTGGTGGCGGTGGTGGAACACCATTGCGAACTCAGAATGAAGGCACCAACGTAAGCACCAACACAACAACGCTGAACTTTACCGGCGCTGGCGTGACGGCTTCGCTAACTTCGCCTGGAGTGGTTGAGGTGAATGTGCCGGGCGGTGGCGGTGTAACATCCGTAACAGGCACAGCCCCGATTGCCTCAAGCGGTGGGGCAACTCCCGATATCAGCATAAGCCAAGCCGACACCACAACAGATGGCTACCTGAGCAGCGCAGATTGGAATACCTTCGATGGCAAGTTCGATACACCAACAGGGACAAGCGCAGACTATCTCGATGGCACCGGAGCACCTCAGCCATTCCCAACACTCACAAATGGCACGGTCACATCGGTTGCGGCAACAGTACCTAACCCGACAAACCCAGCATTCAGCGTTGCCGTACCTAACCCAACCACAACGCCAAGCATTGACATAACAGCCAATGGAGTTGTGAGCCAGTACGTTCGTGGCGATGGCTCACTCGCTAACTTTCCTCTCGGCGGTGGCGGTGGCGCATCGGTTAACTATTACCTCAACGGCTCGATAAGTCAAGGCACGATCGGAGGAAATGCTTACTTTCAAATGAGCCGCGTGCCAGTTCTCGGAGCTGGCACGAACTTCACACGCACAAACGCGCAAGGCGATGGCTATATCGCGCAATTCATAACCGATGCAGGCGACCCAAACCTTTTGGCAATCCCTTCAGGCAATTGGAATTTCGAGACCTACTTCAATGCTTCGAGTGGCGGCGGAAATCCGAGCTTTTACATGGAGCTTTACAAGTATGATGGCGCAACCTTTACGCTAATTTCAACAGGGTCTACAAATCCCGAAGCAATTACAGGCGGCACGGTGGTCGATTTGTACGTTAGTGCGCTTGCAGTACCTTCGACAGTATTGGCTGCAACTGACAGGCTCGCAATACGCATTTTCGTAACTACATCGGGGCGTAACATTACCCTGCATACTGAGGACAATAACCTTTGTCAAGTAATCACTACGTTCACCACAGGGCTTAACGCATTAAACGGCTTGACCGCCCAAGTGCAAAACTTCGCAACGGGCACGAGTGGCACGGATTTCGGCATCAGCTCGGCAAGCACTACCCATACATTCAATCTACCAACTGCCAGCGCAAGCAACAGAGGTGCATTAAGCACAGCCGATTGGACAACATTCAACGGCAAGTTCAACACCCCAACAGGCACAACCTCGCAATACGTGCGCGGCGATGGCTCGCTTGCTTCATTGCCTTTCGAGCTTGTGGTGGCTGCATCGGATGAAACAACAGCACTAACGGCAGGCACGGCGAAGATTACATTCAGGATGCCGCGAGCTGTTACCCTCACAGCCGTTCGCGCATCGCTCACAACAGCGCAAGCATCGGGCAATATCTTTACAGTTGACATCAATGAAGCTGGCACAAGTATATTGAGCACTAAGCTGACCATTGACAATACCGAAAAGACAAGCACCACGGCAGCAACACCGCCAGTCATAAGCGACACCGCATTAGCAGATGACGCTGAAATAACAATCGACATCGACCAAATTGGAGACGGCACGGCGAAAGGTTTGAAGGTAACATTAATAGGTACTTACGCATGAGTTTCATTGTCAATCCTTATTGGTACGCAAGTGCTGGTTGCGCTGATGCAGATGCAAATGCTTTTTTAACAGCTACCGGAATAACCGACCCAACCATAAGCGGCGGAATCTGCACGTTGGTAACAAGCCTCAAGGCGCAAAGTTTATGGACAAAGATGTATGCCATCTACCCATTTGTGGGTGGAACGGCTACAACGCATAAGTTCAACCTAAAAAATCCAGCCGACACCAATGCTGCATATCGATTGAGCTTTGTAGGTGGATGGACGCATAGTGCTAACGGTGCTTTGCCGAATGGAACAAATGGATATGCGAATACCAATTTAAACATTGCCAATAATCTGATTCTAACCAATCACTCATTCGGGATTTATTCTCGCACGAATCAAGTTGGTGGGAACTTCGTTTATGGTGGATTCGATGGAGGTGCATATTTCTTGCAAAACAATTATGGTGCTGGTAATTTTGTTTCGGGCGCAGTAGGTAACATTGTTTCATATACTGCTGCTCCATCGACTAACCTATTGATGGGCTCACGAACAGCTGTCAATGCTTTTAGGGGATACCGAGGCACTACATTGCTCGCAACAAATACAGTTAACATCGGAGCACTTCCGCCAGTAGTATTCTTTTTAGGTGCGAGAAATAATAATGGCTCACCAGTATTTTACAACTCAATTGAGTATGCATTCGCATTCTTAGGCGAAGGTTTAAGCACTACCGAGCAACCTATCTTCCATTCAATTGTCCAAACCTTTCAAACCACTTTATCTCGCCAAGTATGATAACAGTTTACCAACTTACACCCGAACAAGCTGAGCAATTAATCGGTGTGCAATATGTCGCAGATATGACATTCAACCCGATCGAAGATGCGAATGGCAATTGGATAATAAGCGGCGAAGAGGTAAGCAGCACAACCATCGACTGGGTTAAGGAATTGCCAGCGATTGAATATGTGCCGAAAGAATCACTATATTTGTAAAAACCAAATCTATCATTATGGCAGGCGTAAAAGTAACCGACTTAACACCCTTGGCAACGGCAGCAAGCGATGACATCTTCTACATCGTTGATACAAGCAGCAATACATCCAAACAGATTGAGGTGCAAAACATCTACGATGGGATGCCGCAGTTGGAGAGCGGTGTTTATACGCCTGCTGTATCGGGGAATACTAACGGCGTGGTAGTAAATATTGCAAAAGGTTTTTATTCGCGTGTCGGCACTATCGTAACCGTATCTTTTTTCTTAGATGTGCAACTCGATACTGGCGAAACAACTGGCTCGTTCAATTTAGATTTGCCTATTGCCTCAAATTTTTCAAACGATAAAGACTATACAGGTACAATTTGGTACAAAGACCCAAGCGAATTGTTAGGTGATAGCTATGCACAATCTGATGGGGCAAACCAAAAGATTAGTGTATTTTTGGTTTCAAACACGACTGCATTCAATTACATTTACCTAACCATCACAGGCCAATACGAGATACTTTAATCATGCGCAGCACCTCAATTCTCGGGCTTAATCTGATTAAGAAGTACGAGGGATTGAGGCTCTCAAGCTACCTATGCCCCGCCGGAGTGCCGACCATTGGCTACGGCTCGACACGCTACCCGAATGGCAAGAAGGTAATACTCGGCGAAAAGCTGAGCGGCGAGAAGGAAGCAACGCAATTGCTACTATCCACGCTTGACCCATTTGAGGCGGCGGTCAATAAGCATCTACCTAACCTCAACCAATGCCAGTTCGATGCGCTTGTGTGCTTTGCCTACAACGTAGGAACTGGAGCGTTGGTTAAGTCAACGCTGCTGAAGAAGGCAAAAGCCAACTCAGCCGACCCGAGCATCCTCGATGAGTTCCTACGCTGGAACAAGGCAGGCGGGAAGGTGCTCTCAGGGCTTACAAATCGCAGGCGCGAAGAGGCGAATCTCTATTTCTCACTTTGTAATATTTAGGGCGCAATTGCCCCAACGATTGCTCTGCTTTGGCGTAAGTTAACCTATGCGGAAAAGGGCTACCAAACCAAGGCGGATTATTGATGTGATTGTGAAGCATTGGCGCGGTACAATCGGTTCGCTTATGATTCTGGTGTCCATCTTTTTGCTAATCTTCAAAGTGATAACAGCCGAGACATTAACAGCCATCATTGCAGCACTCATAGCCGCAGGATATATCCCAAAAGCCAAAAGCGATGCAACAGATTCGTAGAGATACCATCAAAGTAGTGCGCCACAGCAAGCTCAACATTGACACGATGAGCTGGGAGGCTGCTAATGCCGACACCTCATTCGCCCAGGCGAATCGTGAGAGCTTTCAGGCAGTGATGGCACAGCCAGCAAAGCCGAAAGTGCTAACAGCATTCGACACGATTCAGCCGTGTGATGTATCTTTATACCCAGCAGCCACGTATTACATCCCGAAAACTCACGCTGTAAGAAACGAGCCGGAAATGCCAACGCCTATGAATTACGATATACTCGCAAACGGAATTGTGCTCACCTTCACGATGCTGCTTACCATCAAATATGCGCTCGGTTGCGTGCCTGCATGGCGTTCATTAATTGCGGATTTACGTTCGGTTTAACGTATCTTTGCAGCATGGCATCGCTGCACATCCTTGAGTCATCAATTGACCTCTTCTATGTGATCACCGACAGGGATGGCAACATCGTCACCACGAATGACCTATTTCGCGAATATTCAAGCCACATAAAGCCCGGCAATATCCTCGACATCGCAGCGCAAGATAGCGACCGCGATGAACTGCTTGCAGCCATTCGCAAGGCGCAAAGCAAATCGCCCGACCCGATTCGGGCCTATGCGAAGACAAAGCAGAAGATAAGCTCGGAGCGTTTCAATATGTGGAATGTTTATGCCATTGTTGACATGCTGCACTTCATCGGCATTCAATTGGTCGATGTTACTTCCATCTCAAGCCATGAATATGAGCGGCAAAAGATGCTGCTCGAAGAGTTTAGATTCACCCTATCGCACGAACTTCGTCAGCCATTGACATCAATCGGTGGATTGGTGAAGATGATAAACGAGCACACTTGGGCAACCGATCAGGAGCGCGATGGTGTGATGAAGATGCTCGAAGATAGCGTTGAAAAGCTCGACAATGTGATTCGGCTGTTAGTCAAAAAAGCAACACGGCAATTATGAGCAACCTACCGGCCACCGATTGCGAATGCGATGAGCGCTTGGTGAAGGTGCTGGCTGTGTACATAGCCGAGAAGGCAATGCCGATTAAGGTGGCGGGCGATATATTGCTCAACGAGCTTAGAGATAAGAGCACCTACCTCAAACGATTAAACGAACTAATCAAATGCAGCAAAGCAACATCAGCACGTTAAGCCTGTTGGCAATATGCCTATTTCTTTTGCTGCTTTTGATGCGCACGTGCGGGGCATTGGGCGAGGCTGAAAGCAATGCGATGTATCTCGATTCGCTCAATAATGAGTACGCTGTGCGCATCGCGAGAGATAGCAGTAAGATACACAGCCAAGGCGTGCAGCTCGCAGCGGCAGGCACCAAGCTGCGAGCCTTGGAGCTGAAAGAGCCGGAGGTGGTGATCAGATACCAAACGCGGACCAAGGTGGTGACGCAAGTAGAGCTCGGCGAGACCGTGTACATTGATAGCTTTCCGCACCTTCGCCTGCCTCGCACCTTCCATCGGCCCGGTAAGTGGCTCGAGATAGGTGGGCAGATAAGCCGCGCTGGGAGGCTTCAATTGGATTCAATTATCATTCCGGTGTCTTATACCGTTGCAATTGGAGATACGCTGCGCAAGGGCTTCCTATCGCGTAAGCGTGAGAGGGTGGTTCGCCTTGGCATTGATAACCCCTATGTAACCGTTACCGGCATGAATAACATAATCGTGGCCGAGCCGCCTAAGAAGTGGTATGAGACACGCGCATTCGCTTTCGCACTTGGTGGGCTTGTTGGTGTCGCAATTGGTCGCGCAAAATAATTGCTTTGATTATTAAGCACTTGCGATTTTTCGCGCTGGTGGTTTGCTTTTTTCTTTGTTTAAGTATTGTGAATTCAAAATAAGGATTTACATTTGCCTCAACAAAACAACGAAAAAACATGAACACACCCGAACTATCACCAGCGACAACCTTCAAGAATTGGAAGGGCACAGAATTTTTTCACTACAACCACCTAACCGGCACTATGGTCATGGTTGTAAATGACGGCTGCATCAAGGGCCTTTACACCCGATGCGACAGCCAAGCCGCAAACCTTGCGCGCCAGTATCACCGCTCGATGGAGCACGGCGTATCACCTGAGA